ATAACCTCTAAGTCCAAGCCCAGAAAGTCGAACAGTCTGACAACTGCTGCTCTTTCGGCTTCGATTTCTTCATCGGTTTTACCCTTCATGGGTTGGCTGATGAACAGTTTCATTTCGCATCCTCCTCACAAAATAATCCAGTCCTCGGCCAACATATCGGCCTGGGAAGCCAGCCAGCCCATCTGCACACCGCTGGTACCGACAAAGGCAATGGCTTTGTTTCCGATGGCAGCGTGTTCGCAGTTGATGATTTGACCTGCGGCGCTGGTGTAGGAAATGTCAGTAGCCAGTTCCAGATATTGGCCCTTGCCATTCCACCCCTTCCGGGCAACCCTGCGGCCCTCCTTCAGATTCATAAGCGCCACGCCGAAGTCCATCACTTCCTCCTGGGGAATGTGGATGTGGTACTCGTTGATACGGATTTCCGGGCAGGACTTGAGGTGCAGATCATCGTCATAAGCCCACTCGATATAATCCAGCTTGGCGGCGAGATTGGGGTTGTGAATCAGTTCTTCTTCGCCGGTGGGCATTTGGATGAACATGGTAACTCCTGCATTGTCCTTTTCCATGGCTTCCCGGCATTCGTTGATAAACTGCTGTTTCTTGCTGATTTCCATTGATTTCCTCCAAAATAAAAAGCCCACCTTGAATCAGGTGAGCTAGAATACAGATTTTCGCATAAAAAAGCAGCCGGAAAACCGACTGCTAGATAATGAATTTTTCGCAAATGTCCTTCATCGGCTTTCCGTCGATGAAAGGAGTATTCATCGTAGCATCCACAGAATCAAAGGTTTTCTCCATGTCCCCGTAGGACACAGAAATATTCGTATGACTAAACGGGCAAATGGCCCCCCAGGTTCCTTTGTATTGGAACTCAATATCATCTGTCAGGCTCTCGATAAGGGTCTGGAGTTTTACCGCTCTCATAGAATATCACTGTTTTCCTTTCGTTCTTGCTCTGTCAGCTCCCGGGTAGGTCTGCCGACAACTTTTCCGTTTTTCCAGATTACATCATGGGCGTGCTCACCATTCGTTCCATATGGGTGCTGCTTTTTGTTCCCGTGGTCATTGTTGGACACCTGCTTTACCCACTGGCCGAAACTATCATAATAATTCCGGGAAATGCCACCTTTGGCTGATGTTGCCTGTGTAATGGAGTTCGGGATTCCATGTATCTCTGTCCTTGATACTTCAATTATACCCCGGCCAACCGCATTGGTCAACTGTGGTGTTGACGCTTTTCTGACTGCCCAGGTAGCTTTGCCGGACAAACTACGGTCATAGCCGTCTTGGTGCAGCCATTCATCTTGAGGGAGGATACCGGCTTTCTTCGAGAAGTCCGCATAGCGGTTCTTCTGTCCCCGGAGCCGGATTGCCGCCTCTTGGAAAGCCTCCTGATCTCCGGCAGAGTCATACCCGATTAGCTCCCGTTTGGTAGCAATGATGGCTCTTTCGAGCTGCCGTTGCCTCTGGGTGGCCTCATAGTAGGTGTAGGTCTTGCCTTCATACTCGATATGTGGGCCGCCTTCATCGGTCATTTCGTACAGCTCTTTGTCCGTATATGCCCTGGGGCTACCCTCATAATAGCCGTAGTAGTTGTGCCGGCAGTTGGCACCCATCAGGCCGGACACCGTGCCAAGGCCGGTAGCCTCAACCAAATCCTCATACTTATCTGACCGCCCGGAGCGGGAATAGATTTGCCCCTGCCACACCTGGTGGGATGGACGTGCGCCCATGTGGGCGGTGACTTCGACAAGGTCAAGATCCAGTTCATCACAAACCATGCGGTTCATGTTTCCAGCCATCTGGTTTACTCCGGTCAGGACGCACATTTTTGCGGCACCCCGAACAGAAATCCGATAGCCAGAATCATAGCCCACAGCGTCACCTATGACCGTAGAAACGCCCTGTTTGGCAACAGAGCGGATAGCGTTTCGGATGGCGGTATTGTAGTCCAGAACACCCGTAGACACTTGCATCTGCGCTAGATCCAGGGCCATGGCGTATGCCTTACTGATAGGCATATATTGGTTGCCGTATTTCAGCATGACAGCTGTGGTGCCAGTCATGCTTTTAATCGCCCCGGTGTGGCCGAGAATATTTTCCAGCGATTTCTGTGTCTGCTCCTGGGCAGCGGTCATATAGTCCTTGAGGAGTGGGTTTGTCGCAACACGGTCATAATTTAGGCCGCTACCGCTGAATCGCTTGGTATCGGATTCGATGTAGCTGTCAAATGCCTCTTGGTACATGGACCGCATTTCTTCCTGCGTGATTTCCAGCAGTTCAGAAGCTCTGCGGGTCAGCTTGTCCATGGAAAGCCCCATTTCACTGGCCCGGGTAGCCTGCCATTCGGCCATATCTGTGACCTTGCCAGCCTTGGCAACTCTCCGGGCGAAATCCTGGATCACAAAAGCGTCGTACTGCTCAAACAGGGTCACGATATAATCCGGGAAGGAAGCCAGGTACTCCGGGGTGAGCATTTATTCTTCCTCCTCCGGGGGCGGGTTGTCTGGCTCGGCCTCTGGCATCATGGCTCTTGCATCGTCCAGCGATACACCATAGTACCAGGCGGTTACATACTCTGGCCGAATCATGCCAGCGGCGGCCATGCTCATAAGGCGAGCGAACTCGACCTCCCGATCAACGATAATGGAATCATCCCAGTCATAGGAAATCTCATACTCGCCCTCCGGTGCCAGCTCGTAGAGGGTAGCCATCACATCGATGCAGTAGACAATTCCCTCCAGGGCTTTTTGTAGCGCTTTCTGGACATCCGAAACAGTGGAAAAACTGCGCTGTTTGGACTGTTTTACCTCTGTGGCCGTCTTGTCCGTTTCGGTAGGCTCGGAGAAGGTGCCGGTTGCAAGGCCACACAAGAACTCGACCTTGTGCAGCACTTTGTTGAGGCCGTTAAATAGGCTTTGGTCCCGGAAATCTGGGCTATAGGTGTCCAGTGCCTTGCCATTATCCCACGAAAATGTGCGGTACAGGCGTTCCCGGCCCTCTGGGATGATTGGCTTTCCATCTTCACCCAGTTTGAAGAAATCCTCCGGCGCATTGACACACCGCTCACCGGATTCATATTCCCATGCAGCCTCCGACCACAAATCGTCTGCTTTGTGAATCTGATCTACAGCACGGGAGAAGCAGGACACACCCAGGAAAGAGGCGGTATCCACGGAGTTTGAAAACGGCATCTTGAAATAGGAAAACAAAGGCCGCTCTATGTCGCTGATGGTCACGACAGGCTCAATAGAAGCCCATTCCGGCACCTCGGAAAGCAGTACTTCGTTGCCCAGGGCGCTTTTTTCCTGCTCCTGGCTGACGGAAGCTGTGTTCAGTCGATACGCCTTATTGGTGATGGTATACTGGTTGCCCTCCAACTTGTGATATTCCAGCCGGGTATATTTCTTGTCGTTGATGTAGGTAGTATCCACGAAAACAGCGGCGGTCACGTCACCGTCAGAGTTCCAGGCGGCGGGGTAGAAATCCGCAGCCTGCACAATAGAAACGGCCACCTGTCCGGTCTGCTGCACCACATAGGGCTTCAAACAGATACCGCCAAGGGCACACGCTTTTTCAGTGAAGTCCCTAGCCTTGTCAACGACACGCTGGTACTGCTCATTAATGTAATCTGCCCTGGAAGAGCCGGACACAACCGACTTCATTTCGATGGTCACAAGCCGTGCAATCTCCGAAGAAATAGCGGCCGGAAGGTTGAGCGTCAGTTTCCCTTTTTCAAGGGCTTTCCACGGCGGTCTGTCCTCGTACATTTCCGTCCACGTCTGAACTGCTGTTTGCATTTTGGGAGATACCGCAATCTGGATGCCAAAGGCCTTGCTCACATAAGAAGTACCAAACAAATGCCTCACCGCCTTTCTGATTTTTTCAAAGAAGTTCATCGTACCACCGCCTCGCTATTAAGGAATCTGGAAATGCGGCGTTCGATGGTGTACTCAAAAGCCGCCAGGACACTTGCGTCTATGTTCTCGTTCCGGGTGCTGGAACGGCTGTCCTCCCACGTTGCGGAGGATAATGCCTGCTCCAATGATTGACTGTCTGTAGTCAGAAAAAGGCGATTCTGGGCAATCAAGCGGGCTGTCAGCTTTACCCGATCATCCAGAGGGGCATTTACGGAATAGCGAATCACAGGAGGCAAGCCCCGGCGTTGGGAAGCTGCCCGCAGTGCTTTCAGCATAAGCGCATCGTCTTTATCACAGTTCACATAATCCAACCGCTTATAGGTGCGGATGATGTGGAGGGCGAAGTCCACAAACTCTTTTCCGAGTGCGTCCGTCTCAACGGTACTGCACTTTCTGGCTCCAATCACAACGGCCTTTTTACCGTCTCCGATGATTTGGGTCGCCACCATGGCAGCGCCGAAGTGGCCCGCCACAGAAACGCCTATGGAGACCTCTGTGGGGCGCATGGTCTGGGCGGCAGAGATCTCAATAACCAGAGCAGCAGCCTTCTCCGTCCATTCGTTGTAAATCCGATTCTGCCGCAGACAGGCAAGGGCTATTGCATCGGCTCGGTCTGGGGATTTAATGCCACGCTTTTTCATATCCTCTTTGCCTTCCAGCTTCAGCTTTCCGTCAGAAGCCAGAAAATACTTTCGGACAGATAGCTGGGCTATGAGTTCATCGTCATTTTGCAGGACGATGGTGCGTGTCTCCATGCGCTGCTTCACTCCGGCCCAAAGGAAGGTTGCCATGTCTTTGTAATGCTCCACATCGCCATCCGTCTGGGGTGGCCTGGAAGCAAAATTCACCGGGTTGATGACCATCCGTAGGAGCTGCCGTTCTGCCTTGACTTCTTCCAGGCGGTCTGTCACGCCGCCGCCAAGGCCAGTATCGTCAATGTTGACGGGAATGCTGCCGGTGTACTCCGGGTATTCTTGAATCAGCCTGAAATAGGTGGAAACAATGTCCCCAACTGTGCGCATGAGGTTTTGCCCCTGCCGAGTGATCGGGATAGAGCCACGCCGGCCAATCAGCGTCGCAATGACAGTTTCATCATCGCCGAACCGGGCAACGTCAACGCCGATGGATATCTGGTCTATCACATCGTCCGCTTCGGACATCTTTTCAGTGGCTTGCTCAATCAAGGACAGGGAGATAAATACATCATCTTCCTGCATGGGAAACTCGCCAAGAACACGGACACGGAATACATTGGAATCTCTGCCATATTTCCGTTCTAAGAGGGAGATATTGTCCTTGTTGGTGCGGGGGCTATCCTCTGATGAAACGGTGTGGCAGCTGTAGATAGCACGGGAAGCGTGGAAAGCGTCATAAAAAGCGCCGCTGGTTTTTGTGGGGTTGCCGCAGAGCAGCAGCTTGTTATTCTTGCCTGACAGGGTGCCGAGAATGGCTTCCATAATCGGATCAGCAACACCGGAAGCCTCGTCCACGATGAAAAGCATATTTTCTTCGTGAAAGCCCTGCATATTTTCGGGCTTCGTTGCCGTCCGGGCAACCGCAAACCATCGCTTTTCATAGCCAGTCATGTAAATATAGGTTTTTGTCCAGTGGAGGATTTCAGAGAGCAGCGGGGATGCACCCTGCCACTTGGCAATTTCCGACCATAATACATCGTGTAGCTGCTGCCTGGTTGGAGCGGTACAAACAACACGGGGATACGGGAAGCAGGCCAGAAACCACAGCACAACAACGGCCTCTGTGCCGGTCTTGCCAACGCCCTGGCCGGATTTTACGGCGGTGTATCGGGTAGTTTCGATGCTGCGAAATGCCGCTCTTTGCCATTCGTCCGGGGTAAAGTGGCAAACCTCGGAAGCGAACAGCGCAATATCCTTGCGATATTGCGGAACTCGCTTCTTAAAAAAGGTTTTGCGGTCAACCATTATCTTTATCCTCCATCGTGTCAACAACACCGGCTATCCAGTCATCGGTAAGCGCACCGCCTTTGCTGCCGTTCTGCTGCTGCACCTTTGCCAGGCTGTCAATGGCTCGTTGCTTTTGCTGCTGGCAGCGGGTAAGGGCTTCCTCCAGCTTTAGGAGGATGCTATAGGTGGCTTCGGTGGTTGTATGTGTGGTATACTCCCGTCCGGGCATACGCTCTTTTTTGTCGATTTTCTCCTGCACCATTTCTTGGTACAGCCGCTCATCTTCAGGGCTGTCAAAAGCCCGCTTTCTCTCGGTACGGACTGTGCTGGCAATACTCAAAGGTGTTTCCTGCGCCTTTTGAATCCGCTGAAGGATGCGCCGCTCTCGGATAGTAAGCAGATTGATTTCATCAATCAAAAGTTGTTCCGCATTCGGGTCTATCTGGCCTATGAGGGACTGCTCCGCATCGTCCAGCGTGTCAAATAGGATTGCAGCGTATCCACCATGAATGAAATGGTTCTGGTTTCCAAGGGGAGCTGAGCCACCCTTATTGCCAGCTGCGTTGACATTCCCAGGCTGTCCTCCACGGCTTTTGAGAGGAGGCCCGGTTGCGTCCTCGGTTGCAACTTTTTTCTTCTTGGTTGCAACTTTTTCGGACGCAACTTTTCCTTTTTTCCAGTAGCGTGTCGCCCAGCTTTTAACCGTGCTTTCGGGCACACCCAGCGTCTCAGCAATCTCCTTATATTTAAGGCCCTTCTTCCAGAGGGTGTATCCCTTGTCTCGGTTATCCATGCACGACTTCACCACCTCGCATGATTCTGTAGATTCGAGTTTGAATCGCTGACGGTCAGACGAGGGTGAACAGCTCTGCGTTGCTGTGCGCATCCTTTGTGACCATCATCCGCAAAAAGTCCTCTTTGGAGAAATCAGATAGACGGAAAATTTCTTCGGGCTTCATGCCCAGCTCCTTCCCAATTTCATCCACGGTTTTCCCTTCATCCAGAAGCTTTTTGACAATGGCTTTCATTGGCTCGAGAAGGTGCGTCCCTCTGGCTCGATTGTGGGTGACGGTTCCGTAGATGTCCTCAGCGGAATCCTTGTGGTCTACAACTACGATGGGGACTTTTCCACCCAGGGCAGAAAAAAGCGGCTCCTGCCCGCTGACTGTCCAGCGGTGGAAACCGTCAATAATAGTGTAGTCCGGGCGAACCACAATCGGGAGCGTCCAGCCATTTGTCAGAATAGATTGTGTCAAGAGCTTCAGATTTTCCTTTGAAACCTTGTTGGGGTTGTAGTCATTTGGCTTCAAAAGGGATCTGTCCACCCATTGCAGGGATTGGAGCGGGGCGAATAAGGAAGCGTTATCCATGGTCATGTTTCTCCTTTCTTGGCGTTGTCGATATAGCGCCCGTAAAGCTGCTGATATAGTGCCCGGTATGACCGGAGTTTCGGGTCGCCTTTCATAAGCGCCTCATATATCTTTTTGCAGTCACGGTTATCAAATATCGAACTTCCTTGGAGGAAGAACATCCTATAACGCTTGGCAATGTATTTCTGGTGGGCTGTACCAAATATCGTGTCGATCTTATTGAAAACATCCACCAGCATTGCCCGGTAATCCTTTTCGGCTCCTTTCTCCAGCTCACGCCTGGTCTTGCTTGTACGGCCAAACATTTCAGAATCCCAATACAGAGCGGCCAGATAAGCATTGGGTTCCCGGCGAATCACCCGTTCCATGAGATCGGGGTAATACTCGTTCATCTTTACCAGAGAACGGGCGGTGTCCACAGAAAAGAACTGCGATACACGCAGCTGACCTTTCGCCGTTCCGGCCTGCCAGAGGTAAAGGTAAATGTCCGGGATTTCTACTTTATTCTCAAGTAAGTATAACCACACATCATTGTTCGACCAATCGTAGATCGGCAGGACTTGATGGCGATTCGTCATATTCTTGCCGGTCATGGTCATGGCTGCAATGTTGCGTGCCCTTTGGATGGATTCTGCCGCACGGACACCGGTAATGGTGATACCGTCCATGCAGACCCGGGGCATGAAGTCTTGATACGCATCCACCCGAGGCCGAAGCAGCGGGTGGGTGCGTATCGCAAACTTAGGAGGTTTTCTTACCCATACGGGTTGTTTTTGGCTGTCCCAGCAGATGAATGATTCATCCTCGGAAAGTAGATTGAAGCAGTTGTAATGCTTGACTTCCACGCAGTACCACTCGAATTTCGAGCCTACCAGCAGGAATTTCTTTCGCCATTCCAGGACGGTTCGTTCTATGCACGGGAAGATTGCTTCTTCATCCACGAACTGCACCGTAAGCTGGGAGGGGTCGATTTTGCCCTGCTGAATCAGGGATAGCACCAGGTGTGCAAGCACTAAACTGTCTTTGCCGCCGGAGAAGGACATATAGACCGGGAGGCCGTTTCGGAACACATTGACAATCCGCTGCGCTGCGGCCTGAACTACGGTAATACTGGACTGACACCGCTTTATAGCCATATCTTTTCACCGCAGTTCGGGCAGATCACGAATTTTCGGATCTCTGTCGGTTCAGTATCTTCTTCGTCGGCGAGGGGAAGATTGGAGGGAGCAGGTACAGGCTGCGGTACTGCTACAGGCTGCGCAAGCGCAGTGGCTTCCTGCTTTTGTCCGGCCTTCTCCATAAGGGCTTCTTTTCTGGCCTTTGCCGCTTTCAAAGATTCAATCTCGGAATCATCAACAGAGCCGTATTCCATGATTTTATCCGTGACTTCCTCGGCTTCCGCAACCATGCTTTGCAGAATGCTTTCGTCAAAGCCGGGGATGTCCAGATCATCACTCAATTCCTTCAAGAAGGAATCAAAGGTTTCCAGGTTGTCAATGCCAAGGCCGTAAATCTTGTTGTCGGCAATCATCAGCTTCTTTTTCTGGCTCTCGGTGAGGTCCGAGACCTTATATACGGCGGCCTCGGCGGCGCCCATCCGGCAGAGGGTTTCAAAGCAGCCCACGCCTGCCAGGATGGTATTGGTTTCATCGACAACCAGGGGCCGGATCTGGCCGAACATACGGATGCTCCGCTCAAATTCCTTCAGCTGCTTATCGGTGTGGATACGGACATTTCGCTCCGGGCGCTTCAGCTCGGAGATGGGCATGGTAATGACATTCATTTTTCAATCCCCCTCAAAAACTGTGCTGCGTTCGGAATGGCCGAAGCAGCCGTTTCTACGATGGAGGGGTCAATGTCGTAGATTTCCCTCCAACCGTTTTCTTCGCTCCCGGTCCATTGCCTTGCGGGCCACGGGTGCGTGCCGCAGAGGTAGCCGTTTTTCCAGCCATAGATGGGAGGGAGTGGGAGATTGTTGTAGTGGATATATGCCAGGATATGCTCGTGTTTCCAGTCAGCGAGAGGGCTGAATCTGGTAACGCCGGTTCTGTCGGTATAGAAATTGGAATCCTTGCCGACATAATTGCCGTCGGCCTTGCGGCGGCCCAGAAGCAGAATATCCAAGGAATGCTCCTTGAAGTAAATCCGCTGCGCCCTGTGCTGCACAATATGAAACCATCGGGCGGCGGTGGCGCTGTCCTGGGGAAATAGCATTTCGGGATGATCGGCAAGCCAGGAGAGGTCTTGCTTCGTGTTGATGATTTCACAGCCGGCAGGCTTGTTCTGCTCCACCCACTGCATGAATGCGGGATATTCCAGGTTGCAGACACCAATCATGCTGTCATGCACTCCGGCGGCCTCGCACAGGCT